TGTATGTGCCGCATAAAGAGCCGCACCGTTTTTATCGCTTTTACAAACCTCATTAGCAGAAACAGGGAATTTTCCTCCAAATATAATCCCATCGCCATTTACCATAAAATGATAGTGTTGAAATTCAATATTATTTGGCTGGTTTGTGCCGCCTGTCCAATGTATGATAATTCTTTTCACAACAAACCTCACTGTCTTTTTTGATTTATAAGCAAATCGTATATTTTATCAATTTTTGTTTTCATGTCTCGTAATTCTTCTTTTTGGTTGCGATTCTCTTCTTTTGTGACATATTTTTCCGCAACTTCAGCCATAATAAGACGGTGTTTCTCTTCAACCTGTGCCGGAGTTGCGAACATTTGCCATTGAATAATTATTCCGATAACAAAAACAGCAACCGCACCATAAAGGCTATATTCAACAACTTTATTTTTTTTATCCATCAGTTTAACCTCTTAATCTTTCTCAGGCAGCATTTAGCAGTAAGCCTGTCCTTTTTCTCAAATGAATTTTGATATTTGTTGATAAGCCGTGCCATATCAAGAATGAGGTCTTCCTGTTCTGATGATTTTTTATCCAGTTTCTTTTTGGTTTTTATGACATCTTTTTCTGCCGCAAATTCATTGTTGCTCGTTTTGCACTCGGCAATTTTTGAAATTGACTCAAAAAAAGCTCTTATCATTTCAATAATTCCCATTTTCCCCTCCGAAATTAAAAAAGGGGGATTTTATCCCCCAAAGTATTAACCTTTTAAGTCTTTGATGTCGCTAATGAGTTCTTTTACATCAGCAATGATTTCTTTGAATTTTGCCAATTTATCGGGATCGGCAAGAAGTTCTTTGATAAAAGAAATCACATCGATAAATGAAATCGCCATATATTGCCTCCTTTCCTTTGTCCATTTATACGAAGCCGAGATTACAGGGAGCCGCCCTGTTTGACACACCCGGCAAGAGCGAACCATATAACCGTATTAAAAGTGAAGGTTTGCGATTGGCGAGTTTTCGCATAGCTTCAACAGACCTTCTTGAGGGTTGTACACCCCAGTTCGGAATACTCCAAGCCTCTCTTAATACTCCTCGTTTATATGGGGGTCCAAAGTCTCCTCCAAATACCTCTGAAAATGTGCCGGAGTTATACACCATACCGGCAGTTCAAAATATGTGCTTATATTTGGATTGCAACAAGCCAAATATTCAGAGCAGATATATCCTGCCCGATCCTTTTGGCTTCCGTTTTTCTTTTTTATGCCGGCGAGCATTAACGATGCAATGCTTCCTTTTCCGTAACGGAACCCGACAAAGTCCTCCAAATAATATCTGTCAAATTTAAACGGATATGCCTCAAATTGATGAATGTTTTTAATTTCGGCTCGTTTCCACTTCTTTGCCGAGTATCTTCTGACACCTGAAGGGAAGCCGAGAGTTTTATTTTCTTTTATGTGGCTTTCATATATCCACCAGTCGCCCAATTCATGCCTGTAAATAATAGCAAACACATGAGTGGGTATATCCTGCGAGTTCGGTGCATATTGCCGAGTGTATTTAATGATTTTTTTAGCAACGGCACTATTCCCATATTGCAGACCGATATATGTTTTATTTTTATCCAACTCTCCGAAAAATATCATTTGAAGAACCTCTTTGAAAAGAATAAGGGCTCAAAAATAAGCCCCTATTCTTATGCCCTGCCCGAACTGTAAAGCGAGAAATTCGCATGCGGTTCGCTTCACATACCCAACCGCCCAGCCACAACTTTTATTCTGCGTGATGTTCCTCAAAAATTGCCGTCAATGCTTCAGCAGTCAAAGACGGAATTTGTGCGAAGATAAACTGATTTAAAGTTTCATCACCACGATAAACATGGTTGCATAAGCTGAATGCAGCATTTAAAGCATCATTTGTCTGCAATACTTCCTGCAGATTCGCAAATGTAATGCCGTTGGGTTCTAACACATATTTAAAGAAGTCATATTTTGTCATGTGTAATTTAGCGATGCGTTCCTGTTCTTTTGCAGCCTGTTCAGCATCGTAATTTTCATTGAGAATAATTTTATTGTCTTCTGTTACAATGTATTTTTGAGGTTCTGCAAGAAATGCCTCATAAATAGAACTGTCGATTGTAACTGCCGGAATGCTTAAAAATTCAATAATTCTTTTCCAGCCGTTTACAGTTTCTTCAGAAGGTTCATCCCAAGTGAGAGGTTTTGATTTTCTGTTTTCATACTGATAAACAAGGTTTGAAAACTCATCAACCTTTGACAATTTTGTTTCTTCATCAATAATTTGTGCTTTTTTTGCCATTTCTATTCCTCCTTATTAAATAGCTTTTTATATAACTTTTCCATATTGTGAACCGTTTTTCGTGCATCTCTGTGTTTCATTGAGCCTTTCCACGATTGATAACTTATATTTATCGCCTCCAATGAAATCTGCCCTTGCGCATAGAGTTTTGCTTGCCGTTTCAGTTTTCGTCTTTCTCTTGTTACACTATCTCTGCAGGGTTTTTTGATAATTTTGCCTGTGCCGGAAATATAAAATCGTGTTTTTAGAAAACAAAAACCTCTTTTTAAAGGCACAATATGTGTCTTTTTCGTATTGAGTTTTATTCCGTATTTTTTATATAAATCTTTCAACCTTTTTAACAGGTTCTGCAAATATTCTTTATTTTGGTGGATAATATATGAATCATCCATGTAACGACCGTAACCTTTTATTCGGGCCGCCTCTTTTATAAAATGGTCTATCTCGTTTATATATGCAACGGCACTTATTTGGCTTGTTTCAGAGCCGAGACCTAACCCTCTGTCTCCGAACGCATCCAAGAAGTCGTCTGCCAGTTTCACGATATTTTTATCTTCAAAATATTTGCGATAAATTTCTTTTAAGGGTTGATGTGCAACATTATCAAAATAACTTTTAAAATCTATCAGCAGCACATAGCCCGAATTTCCGAATTTTTTATAATGCTTTACTAAACTTTTAACCAGCCGTTTTATAGCATAATGCGTGCCTTTTCCCTTTTGGCTGGCTCCGTTGTCCTCAATAAGGTTATAAGTCAGGACAGGATATAAAGCATTCGAGCAGAGCGATTTTTGAACAACTCTCTCGTCAAAATGAATGCTTTTTATATGCCGAACCTTCCCTCTTTCGCAGACATTAAATTCTATAAACCCTTTTCTGACATCTTTGCCGGCGAGCAGGTTTTTCCGAGTATTACAGACATTAAACAAAACATTTATTAAATATCTTTGAACGCTCGCTTTCCAACGGACACCTTTTGAAGATGCCATCGCAGCATCAAATAATGCCTGATGTGAACATACATTTTCAAATTTTAGGTTTTCCTGAAGTTTTATTGCTCGTTTTTCTGCTCGAATTGCGTTCCGTCTTTCATATCTTCCTTGTCGTCTTGTCATAATATGCCCTGTACAGTTCGGGTTGCGTGTATTTTCCTATTACTGCCAAGCTCCGAGCATAAAACGGATTATAATACACAATTCCTCCGCTATGCACGAAAAACGGCGGCCGCTCGGATAACATCAGGACACTTATTTACGGATATAAAATCCGAAGGTCATTCACTCCTTCATTGTAAGCCCTGATTTCGTTTGCACTACTTTTCTCGCTTAATTTAACATTGAATCAGACGGGCGCCGAATTGTTGGTGTTGGTGCAATCGTTCGCATTCGCATTCCCGTTGTTGTTGACATTGCAGGCCAGCGAAGACGAACCTCCCGAAACGGATGACAGCCACCAATTGGCACGCCCTTTGTAGTAAATAACCTATGCTTTATCTTTTTGAGATAAGACTTTGCCTGACTTTTGCCAAGCCTTCAATAAATCTACCTCGTGTTTCAAATCGTCTAAAAATATCATCTTTTCTATTTTTACCGTTTCAACACAAGCCTCCAAAATTATGAGTTTATTTTGTAATTGAAAACAATTACAAATCGCCTCTGTCTGCCACTTTTTCCGCTCGTTCAGTTTTTCTTCATCGGTCGGCCATATTGAATTTGCATGTGTGATATTGTCGAGAAGTTCGGCGCATTTTAAAATTATGTCTTGGCAGAGTGTGAATCGCCATTTTTTAGGCACAACTTTTTCTCGCATTACAAATTTTATAATCTCTTTTGTGAATTTCAATGCGTTTGCATAAAACTGAAGAGAGGTTTCTTTTCTGTCTTTTACATAGACTTCGCTCATATTTTCCCTTTATTTTGAAAACTCCGCAACCACACAAGGTGGTTGCAGAGCAGATTTCATGATTAACCGATTCTGAAGCAGACGGGCGCCGAAACGTTGGTGTTGGTGCAATCGTGCGCATTCGCAAACCCGTTGTAGTTGACATTGCAGGCCAGCGAAGACGAACCTCCCGAAACGGATGACAGCCACCAAGTGGCACGCCCACAAAGTTTCTTGTTTCTGTCGCCGGCAGTTCCTGCAAATATCGGATATTGAACAGGTGTTCCCATAGCCGCCCAATTTCTGCCTGAATTGCTTTCTGCAGAGTTGATAATGCAGCCGTAAACTTCTTGTTCTGTCGGAAGCCATAATTTACCGTATTTAACCCACACAGCAGTTGTTGCATCTGTTAATAAACCACTCGCAGAGTATCTTGACGGAGCATATAATCTCTTCTCTATGATTTGATTTCTTAATGAAGCAGGAAGCAACTGCAAAACACCACCAGCAGAAGCATCATATCCGTGAGGTTTGCTTTGATATGCATTTGTTGAATAGTTATCAACACCGTTCAATGCTGCATAGATTTTACTTGCAAGCCATGGGTTTGCTTGGTCAGCAGTTCCGTTGTTGTTATTTTCAGGGTTCCAAGGAATATTTGTTCCAATTGTACCCGTTGAAATAAAGTCGATATGATGTCCGACTTCAGTATCTCCATATCTATAATATGTATCAATACCTGCAACGGCACAATTTAATGTTCTTTGAGTGATTGTATAGTCAGCACCGACACTGCCTGCAGCAAGAACAACAGGAATAAAGTCACCGACATGTATTCCTTGAAAATTGTTTGCAGTAATACGAGCCTTAATCCAGGCCCATTCATCACCGTTGTATGGTGCGGCATTTATTTCACTTGCAAATTTTGTTTTTAAATTTACAGGGGTATAAATACGATCTGTCACTTCGTAATTTCCGGGGGCTGATATTGTAGTTCCATCTACATTTATCCCTTCGCCGAAAGTTAAGTTATTCTGTTTTGAATTTTCCAAATTTGTTATTGAACTTTCATGTGCAAACGGATCTAATCCGCTAAAAGTTTTAGTGCCGTCTCCTATAACAGTTTTTTTAGTGGTTGTGTTATACGCAAACTCGCCTGTTTTAATAATTTTGTTTTGCGCATTCCAACCGGCAGTCGTGTCTCGTCTTGCCTGAATGGTTTTCTGTTCTGTCGTCATAAAATTTTCCTCCTTATTTATTTTTTAAATTCCGAACGCTAACCAGCTCGCACCTGTGCTTATAGCTCCGTCTGCGTTTGTTGAGCCAATCAACCTGAATGAGCTGTTTGTATAACTGTCAGTTGCGACCATATCTGCCATCTTGAACGATGTTTGAACTGCAGTTTTGTATGATTCTGTTGCAATGACATTGTATTTTTTGTTTTTAAATTCAATATCCAAATTAACTATGCCATATCCGTTTGTTATTGCCGTATATCCCCCTTGAAGCAAGAACATCCTTTCAAGATGGTTTTCGTCTTTATAAAACTCCATATACCAATTGCCTGTTGCAGCATCGTAATTAAAGTTTCTATATAAACCACCTGCTGCAAAAACCACAGCCAAAGTTGAAAGTAAGGCCGTAAACTTTGTTTGCGTGCCATCGGTTAATGCCTGAAGTGCCGCTTTTGTTTCCGTCAGAGAGTTTTCTAATAGTGAAACTTTTTCTTTTAAGACACCAAGTTCGCAAATATTATCAATATCATCATCGGTAATAATATTTTTTATGTTTGAAGCATTGCCACCGTCAAGCACATCTAAATCGTCAGGATTTTCCGCATTACCGCCGTCAATTCCGTCAAGTTCATCAGAATTTAAACCGTTACCGCCGGAGACAATTTCGTATGCTCCGCTTGTTCGGTTTAAGTCCTGAAGGTTTGTATCAATCGCATCCAGCCGTGCATCTTGTTCGATATTTTTTTTTGTTGCAAAATCAGCAGACTCTTTTAATACAAGAATGTTGCTCAATACTTCCATCTCATCATCGGATACAACGGATCTGTTTGAAGCATTACCTCCGTCAATAACATCACGGTCGTCAGTATTGTTTGCCGAACCTCCGTCAAACGTGTCGAGGCTGTCAGAATTTACTCCGTTGCCGCCTGACAAGATGTCGAAATAATCATTTTTTGTATTTAAAGTGTCAAGATTATCGTTTATATTTGAAATTTCAGTGTCGTGTTCAGGGATTTTGGTATTAATATGCTCATAAACGGCACCTAATTTTTCTATATTTTCAAAATCCTCTTTAACGAGAGAACAAGGTGTCTCAGCATTACCGCCATCAATAACATCGAGTGTGTCTGAATTTCCTGCCGAACCGCCGTCAATTAGCTCACGATTATCGGAGTTGTTCGCTTTACCTCCGTCAATTCCGAGAATATAACCGGCTTTTTCAAACAAATAATCCATCTTTGCTTGACCGACATCGCTCAAGTTTGATAAATCTCTATTTGCACCCAATTCATGCGTATAATTTATTATTACATTGTCAGCATCTGCTATTTTAACAAGCATCGTTGCCGATTCTTCAACCACAAGTCCGCTTCCGCTCGCAGGAATATATGATGCATTGGAGCCCTTGTTTCCATAAGCATATAATACCTCCTGACCTGTTGCCGGATTTATTGCAAACAAACCGATTTCTCGGAAATAATAACCCGTTGCAGCCTGCGGAATAACGGCACCTATTCTTACCGTGCTATTATTTAAAATCGCACCGTCAAGTATTCCCAGCGTGTTTGTCGCATGTATTAAATCGGTTAATTCGGCAGGATCTTGTGTTGTTATAACACCGTCACCTATCTTTACTTTTGTAAATTGTATTGTTGCACCGAGTTGAGACTGCGCAACAATATTCAGGCCTATATTAGTCATGCCTGTCTTAATTGTTGTATCCGCCATTGTTTATTCCTCTTTTATGTAAATGTCCCCCTACAGTCAAATTCCGAGTGGACTCTGTCTGCCATCGCAACACCTGTGTAAAATTTACCCTCTCCGCTTAAGAGAATAATTATTGAATCAAGCCATTGGGATTTCCTTTTTATCTTTTCCAAAGTGCTTAAAAACAGGTTTAATTTAGTGGTATAAGTATCAATATCGGTTGTTGCTATTTTGAAATGATGCGGTTGTATGCCTGCATCCCAAAACTCCAGCAAGGTCGCATTTGAGAAATATGTCGAAATAACATCTTCTACTGCGGCCGCCGTTGCTCTCGTCATAAAAACCCTGTCGGAGTTTTTGCAAATATTCCGTTTTGCACTTATATCCGCTGATTTATCATACCAAGTGATGTTACATTCCCATGCCAGATTGTCGAGTTCATTTTCCGTCATCGAATCAATCCTGTCCCAATCGCTCAATGCTTTTATATCGTCTGCCGCAGGTCTGAATATCTCATCAACAGACTTGCAAAGCGACTGAATACACTCGTCATTCTGCATGAATTTTGGCATCATTTTTAGAAATTCAAGGTCTTTAAGTTTCATAATTATTCCCCTTCAACCGAGTGTGTAACGGTCAGGTTTCCTGAAAAACTTGCTAACTCGCCGATGCCTTTCGGGGACACAACCGTCTCGCCGGTATATTTATATTGACCTGAAGATGATGTCGTGATATATGAACCGATAAGTCTTGGGTTATCATATACTTTTACACCTGAAGCAACATTTGTGTTCTCATTTCCTGAAGTTGCGACATATTTTATAACGGTTGTGTCGCTGGATTTATATACCGAATATGATGTTGCTTCCGTTGTAACATCTAATTCCATATATACAGGATTTGTAATCGTTGCCCTTTTTGCACCTGCAGCAATCAACAAAGCCTTCAGTTTATCGGGGTTAATATCACGAGATATTTTTGCCCTTTGCCATTCGATATATTTATCAATAGCACCACCTTCGCTTTCAATAGCAGTTACAGCATCCGAATCGGTCTCTTCTGTTGTATAGTAATGAATATTTATATCGTATTTTTTAAGTTCAGGACCGTACACAAAAACATGGTCATTCATCGGTCTTACTGTTTTTGCAGAGCAAGCATCATAAATTTTTTGTATAATATCCGAACTCGGAACTTCCCCACCTGTTACAGTTGCAGTTATATCAACCCGACCTGCCTCCTGAACAGATGTAACTTTTACATCTTCAACAGAAGCATCTGCAGAAAGTGCATAATATTCATAAGCACCTTCAGGGCCTGCAGTTGAAAAACCTGCTGGGGCTTTTCTGATTCTTTCTCTATAATTATCATCGCCTGTTCCGTCATCACCTTCGGGGTGGTCTTCAGATAAAGGATAAGGTTCCCCATCATCACCGCCTGCCGTTACGGTTCTGTTCTCTACAGCCGAAATATATGGAATAATATCGACCTGCGTGTTAATACTGCCAACAGCAAAGTCGTTATATATGGAACCGCCCTCGGTCGATTCCGCAGGAATATCAACATAAGTGCTACCGACAGGAATTGTTGCCGCTTCCGTTGTTTGCCAATATAAAACACCATCGGGTGTTACTCTTGAACCTGCAGGAATCGCAACGGTTACATTCAGAGCAGAGCCTATTTTATATCTCATTGTTGTTGTTGCCACATTTGGAGCCAAGCGAGAGCATTTTACTCTCTCACCCAAATAATCAAGAGTTTCTGCTTTTGCAAATTTTAAAAGTCTTTGTTTGGCCCGCTCGTTTAAATAAGCAAAAACCGTGCAAAGAAGTGCAATAAATGCGTTTGTGAAAATCTTTCTCTCATCGCCGGGATATAAAGTCTCTTTTATCCCCTCTTCTATATTTTCATTAACAATGCTTTCTATTTGCGCATCATCAATAGTTGTAAAAATTTCAAAATTATTGCTCATTTTTTACTCCGTTATTGTAATATCAGGCTTAATAGTAAAGAACTCGCCTTCTTCCGATTTTATTAAGTCGACAGAATTTAATTGAACCCTTTTTTCGTATGTTTCAATCTGCTCTTGAACATCAGCAATTAATAAACCTCCAACCTGCGTAATCGGTTTATCATATAAATCACTGTCTATTCCCATGGCTCGGTTGTATGCAACCTCGCCCTTTGTTATACTCAGTATATTTTGCACACAATTTTCAGGGTTGCCGTTTCCTACACTTCTCATTTTTTAATTCCTTTTTCGCTTTTAAATTTCTCGATTGCCTTTGCAGTTTTTCCGATTGTTTTGGCATCGGATTTTGCAACAATCGGCTCTTCAAAGCCTGCAGTTATTGTCATTGATAAAATTTCACCCTTATTTGTCAGAATAATATCGCTCGGTCTTACGGAATTAAGCCTGTACATATTAGCACCGAACCTCTTTCCGTTTAACAAAAACGGTGCGGTTTTTCCGACTAAAACTTTCATGTCCGAATATTCAACTTCAGGGTTGCAGCCTGCATTTTTTTGCACATTATATGAAACGCTCAAAGTGTCCGCCTTATAACCTTTAGAAACAACCTTGTCTTTTCCGCCTGAAGTATTTGCAGTTTCGGTTTTTACACCTGAAGAATAACTTATACTTGTAATCGGCATAACTTTATTTGGTGATATTTCCCATTTTTTTGTTGAAAATTGTGCCTGAATAGTCATTTATTGCTCCTAACTTGTCGGTTTTTCCGTATCTTCAGAACCGCCCGGATGAGCAGGTTTAACATATTTGTGAGTGTGATTATTAGTTGAACCGTATTCGGTGCTTATAAAGTCCGCACCCGAAACATTATTTGTAACATCTGCATAATTTGTAACTTGTACAAATCCGTCAAGAATAACATCATAAGGAACATAGTGCTGAAAATGACCGTCAAATCTTCCTAAAATCCAGCCTGTCATATCTTCAAATAATATAAAAACAACCTCATCGCCGGGTTTTAGATTTCCCATTGAGCCACGCAGCCACCAAGGAATAATTAACGGTCTTGTAACAGAACCTCCCGTCAGGGCAAATACCCTCGCCGTAGTCGGATGTTGCCATTCATCAACAGGCGATTCTTCTATTGTTGAAATTTTGCCTTTTTGTATCTCAGCCATATTGCTCCTTAAACAAATCTGAAATAATGCATCGTTTTTTTATTAACATAATCTTGCACGATTTTTTCATAAAAAATCGGACCGTTCTGTGTTGCAGCATCTGAAGTTTTGAGTGTTGCAATGGAAGCCGCAGCAATATCCTTCATAATATCCGTTTTTAATCGGCCTGTTTTAAGACCTCGGTTTGCTTTTTTTAAGATATTTTTTGCGCCATTGTTAGCATCTGCTTGGGTGTCAATAAAGCATTTCAGAATTTTCCGCATTGTTTTTTCAACATTGTTGCCAGCATCGGCTTTTCCTATATACGAACCGTTATCAATTTCGCATTTACCGTAAGCCGATAAAGAGTCATCCGAGTATGTATAATCGGCTCCCGAAGGAACATTAACAACTTTTACAGGTTGCTGTGCTTCGATTTTATCAGGTGAATATACAACCAAACTTCCGTCATAGACAAGGAACGAATATCCCTCAAGGTCGCATCTTTCCGTCAAAAATTCCAAATCTGAAATATTTTCTTGTTTTATATAACCATAAGTTTTATTGTCGATATCTTCAGCTCTAACAGCCAAACCATGCCTGCCTGCCACCTCTGTAAATAACTGCAGAAAGGTTACACCCTCCCACGATTTATTATTTTCTTTTATAACATCACGCATTGTTGTCGGAATGCTTGAGCCTCTTATGGACATATATCCGTTTGAAGGGTTTACATCTTCCACAAACATTTTGCCTGTATTTGCAATACCATCTTTTACTTGGATTGTGTCATTTTTCGATGGTTTCCAGCTGTCCCACAAATGCTCATTATCCGTAAATTTAACCTCAACGGTATCGGGAGCACCCTCTGCATTCATAGTATGCTCGCAACTTGTAACAGCAATATCGTTTGTAATATCAACGCCGTTATAAATTACCCTTAAACTTGAGGTTCCGAGAAGAGTGTTTGATTCGATGAATGAAACAGAAATGTCGCAACTTATTATTTGACCGTCATTCGATAATTCAACACCACTTACACTAAAGCCCAAGAACATGAAAGCCGGTGCAAATAATCGTTTATTATACAAATAAAAAGGAGCAACAACCCCTCTCATAGATCTTAAGGTTTGGATTTCTTTTTCAATATCCGCCCCTGCAGTTTTTAAAAGTTTATATGTGAATTTCAGAGGTCTCAATTCAACCCCTGCAAGTTTTTGTTTTCCTGAATTTCCGTCTGTGTCGATTTTGAGTTTATATTCCGATTCAAGACCTGCAAGTTGTTTGATTATTGCAGGGCCAACATTCCACTCAAGTTTATAAAATCTTGCAATAGCCATTTATTACCTCCTCCAAGGTGGAAGTGTCTCGGTTGATTCAGATTGAGAAAGAAGAGGAACTTTAAGTTCCTCACCCCCCTCAAACACAACCGTATCCGAAAATTGTCTGTTGCACGCTCTGATATACTTGCTCATTCGCTCTTCCCCATATAATCTGTATGAAAGAGAGTCAAATGTCTCATTTTGTTGTGCAATTTGAGTTGTATATTCTGTCGTATCAGACATATTGTTTCTCCATTTCTTTGCGTAATTCTCGCTTTATAAAGTCTATGAATTCAGTTTTTTTAGCCTCTAATTTAGCCAGCAGGTCGTCTGCGCCCTCGCCCGAAGAGGTCGAAATTTGAGGTGCAAAAACAATGTCCCCGAAAGAAACAACCGCTCCTGCTTCCGTTGATACACCCAACATCTCGCCAGCCTGAGCCCAAATACTAATATTTTTATCTCTATAAGCAGAATCGAATGAAATAACAGCTTCGGTATCTCTCTCGCCTGCTATACTTATGCCGCTTGTAAATCCTCCCGATGCAAACATCGGCAACTGTGGGAAGTTTAACAATATTGGTGCTTCTTTTTCTTTTGGCATATTGTTCAGCAGAATAATATCGGGCAATTTTACAAAGTTCTCTAAAACCTTAAATATATTTTTTTCGCTTTCTGAAGATTTAAAGTTTGTAAGAGTTTGTGAATTATCCGAATTGAAAACACTGCTGAATGCATCTGTTATAAAACTTGCAAAACTCGGTGTTTTCTCTGTTTTTTCGCTTTGGTTTTTATTTCCAAAGAGGTTAAATATACCGTCAGGAATATTAAGCCCCAACATTTCGCCAGCCTGAGCCCAAATATTGATATTTTTATCTCTGAAGGCTTTATCAAATGAAATTACAGCCTCCGTTCCTGCTTCACCTGCAATACTTATTCCGTCAGTAAAGCCGCCTGATGCCAGCATTGGTATTTCAGGAATATTTATCGCAAATGATTTGCCGCCAAGACCGGGAACCCAATCGGGAATTTGTATCTTTAATGCGTTTATGCCGGCAATTACAGTATTTATTAAGCCGATTACCGTATTTAACGGAGCCTTTGCTAACCCTGCAATAGCACCAAACTCATGCCCGAACATATCCACAATATTGTGCCATGCATCACCCCAATGAAGAGTAAATACATTAACTACAAAATTAATTAAATCAGATAAAACGGCAATTACATTGCTTATTATCGGCATAATTAAATTTATAGCCTGCAATAATACTTCGCCAATCATTGAGGCGAGCATATTCAAAATCGGAGACAATGCGACAACAATATCTGTTATTATCGGCAATATTTCCGATGCTAATTTCATTATAGGAGGCAAGAGCGCCTGCAGAACCGTAACAATTAAAGGTAATAATGCCTCGCCCAAACTTGCCAGCAACGGTCCGCGTTGTTCCAAGAAGTCCGCAACATATACAAAAATCTCATCTACGAGCGGAATTGCCATCTCGACTACTTTTTGAATTATAGGTGCGAGCTGTTGCATTACTTTTGATATAACGGGCATAAGTTCAGCCACGCCATCAAATATTTCTGTTGCGAGAGGCTCGACCATGACCTGAAATTGTTGTCCGAGCAGTTGAGATTTTTCCGCAAAATCTGCTGTGTCCCACATCGCTTTCATAATAGATTCATCACTCTCGTTCAAGGACTTTGTGAATGCATCTATTTCCATGGCTCCGCTTCGTATTGCGGCCGCCAACGAAGAGCCTGCTCGTTTTCCAAATATATCATTTGCAATTGTAATCGCCTCGGTTTCGCTTCGAGCATTTTTAATTGCATCATAATATTTTGTAAAACCTTCAGATATACTTAAACCCTGCTCGGCAAATTCCCCTGCAGATTTTTTCAAAGCACCCATAACGGCATTGGTATCGAGACCTGCTTTTTCCATCTGGCCAACCATAGCCGCAGACTGCTCGAATGAAAAACCGAGTTGTTGAAGTTGCGGTCCGAAAGTTTTAACCGTGGACATTAAGTCATTAAAACCCTTGCCGGTTGCTTGAGATACTTTGAAAACATAGTCCATGGATTTACCCATGTCCTCTGTTGATATACCCCATTGTTGAAATGCTTGTGAAGATGCCTCAATGGTCGTGCCTAAATCCACACCGAGCATTTGGCTCACAGCGATGGCTTGAGAAGATAAACTTTCTAATGTGTCACCTGTTATACCGAGTCTCGTATTATAATCAGCAATAGCTTTGCTTGCATCTTCCATTGAAGTCGGGACAGAAGAATAAACAGCCTTGAAAGAGTCTTCCAACTCTTCCAACTGCTCGCCTGTTGCTCCTGTTCCTATTCTTATTGCATCATAAGCAGCATCAAATTGTTTGCCTAAATCATAAGCAGCCTTTGAAATATCAGCAAGTGCTTTTATTGCAACAACAGCTCCTGCAGCAACAGCCGCTCCTATTGCAGCCGCTTTTAAATCAATACCGCCGAGTGCTTTGGTTGCTTTATTTATGCTTTTCTCTAATGAAGGATCTATGGAGCCTGCAAGAGAGACAACTGTATTCATTATCTTCGGCGCCATTTATTCCTCCTTTGTTTGCGCTGTTTTTCCAACTCTGCTTTCTGTTCCTGAAGGTCGTTGACTGCCTCCTGAACTTCTTTCATAAAGTCCATAACGCCCATTTTATAAATTTCGTTTATGGGGCAGTGGTATTCACGACTATATCCACGGGCGATTTTTCTGAGGGTTCTTCCTGTTGGGATGTGGGTG